ATAGCCGCCGTAATGCGCTGTATAGGGCTTTATTGCGTTAGGGGTATAAGGATATACACCGCTTATATTATGCCCGTTGCGGGGCGTTCTGTTGCGTTGTGGGTGGTATGCCTTGCAAGCTGTACCCATGCGCGGCGCGTTCGGGAGTCCGTCAAGCCGTCCGGCGTTGCTGTCGTTTGGGTGTAGTTTATTGACAGGGGCGCGGGGCGCATTCAATAGGGTTGTTTTTCGCACTTTTGGCGGTACTGTCACGGGCGCGAAATGCTATTGACAGCGGACGCGGGGC